CGAAGGAGAATTTGAGTTTGCCCACAACACGGTCAAGTCTGTCATTGACACCCTGCGCGAACGGCTCAGCGTCAGCGGCTTCAGTGTCAACGGTGCGGCTCTGGACGACAGCAACACTGACCCCAACTCGCCCGAAGCGCAGATCGCCGCGCTGATGTGGGCGTGGTGGTTAGAGAACCGCATGGACGCTCAGCAGATTCGCCTTCATCGCCGCGCCTTGCGCGACGGCAAAAGCTACGTCATGGTGGACTATGACCAGGAGAATCAGCGCCCGCGCTTTACGCTGCATTCGATAGACGATGGCACCACCGGCATTTGCTATCATCGCGACCCCGAAAACCCTGAGAAGGTACTGTTCGTCAACAAGTATTGGTACACTTTTGACCCGTTGACACCAGGAGCAACGGGCGTGCAGCGCAAAAATACATATCTGCCGGGCGAGATTCGTAAGTACATCATGGGCAAGGCCACGTGGGAGCCATATCTAGCCGAGGATGGCGTATGGCCGTTGCCGTGGAAGGACGCACAAGGCGAGCCGCTTGGCATTCCTATTTTTGAGTTTGAGAATCCAGGTGGTAGCGAAGTCGCGCAGGTGATCGGCTTGCAGGATGGCCTCAATAAGTCGTGGCTAGACCTGATTGCCGCTGCGGATACTGCCGGCTTTCCCATTCTCGCCATTGAGTACGAGGCGGGCGATTTTGGTAACGTCACAGATGACAGCAACATCACAGGCGACGATGAATTTATCATTGCGCCAGGCCGCGCCCTTGAACTGGACGGCGCGCACGCCAACCGCATTCCTGGCGCTGACCTGAGCCAGTTAATTGACGTGATTTGGACGTTTACAATGGCAATTGCCGCGGTGAGTCGCACGCCTGCCTATTACCTCAAGCCGGTTGGCGGCTCTGACGTGCCCAGCGGTGAGGCACTGAAGCAACTGGAAAGCGGGCTAGTGAGCCGCGCCAAAGAGCGCCAACTTATCTTTGGGCAGGCGTGGGCGGACGTGATGAGTTGCGCGTATAAGCTGCAACAGACTTTCGGGCAGGCTATCCCCGAAGTGGACAGGCTCAAAGTGGAAACGCAATGGCAGGATAGCGAAACTCGCAACGACTTGACCAACGCACAGGCCGCGCAAATCCACCAGATGCTTGGCGTGCCGGATGAGGCCGTTTTTGCTATGCTAGACTACAGCCCGCAGGACATTAAACGCTTCCAGGCCATGAAGCGCACAGACCAGGCGGCAAGAGTGGCGACAGTGGCGCAGACACTGCAGAAGGCACAAGCGCAGCAACAGGCGCAAGCCAACACGAACGGCGCTCAGGTGAATAGGAACGGGGCGCAATAAATGAATCCCCTTCTCACTGCCCTTGTCGCAGCAGGTTTGCTTACCCAAGCCGAAGCAGACGCCATTGCGCGCAACCTTGACCCGCAGCAAGCCCGCGCCTATGCCGAAAACGTACTAGGCCAGGCGTTTCAAAACGGCTTGTCAGCGCAGCAGCGGCGCATTCTGGGCGTGGTGGATAGCGCAGAGGGCAACCCTACGCAAGCGGAGCTCAATCGCTTTTGGGCGGGCGAGGACGAGCTATTGTGGCAAAGTGTGAGGGGTAGCATCCTGGACATTGCCAGTGAGCGCGCAACGGTGGCGACGATCCAAGCGGGTGCGGTAGACGCGTGGAAACAAGTAAATGAGGCGGTACTCAACTACACGGACGACTATTACACCAATGCCGATATTGAGGCAGTCGGCTCAATTCCCAACCTCAATATCACGTCAAGGACGCGCTTCGCATCCGCCTTTCAGGATTGGCAGCGTGGCGAACTAGACATACAGGGACGCACCGCGACGGGTGAATTGCGGCAAGGACTTGATGCCTTGATTACGGCGCTTGAACCAACGTTCGGCGTGAGCAGGGCGCAGACTATCGGCGTCACGGAGACGAGTCGCATCTTTGCCGACAGTGAGAGACAAGCCGCCATTGCCAACCCATTTGTCACGCATCTGCTGTGGCTCACTTCGCAGGATGAATTGGTGTGTCCTATCTGCGGCCCACTTGCCAATACGGTGGTCGGCAAAGAGCAGGATGGATTCCAGATTCAGGTGGGTTTTGGCTTTCCGCCCGCGCACGTAAATTGCAGGTGCAGTATTACCCAACTCACCGGGCCGGCATTGGATGCTTTGCGCGACGATGGAACGGTGCCGAGCGCACCGGAAGCGGCGGCAAGTGAGCCTGAGCCGATAGCGCCTGAACCCGTCGTGCCAACGCGATTGCAACCTGCTGGCACGCCTGTTAGTAATGCTCTGACCGTAAGTAAGGGCAAGGCCAAAGAGCAAATCGAAACGGCAATTAAGGCCATTGACTCAGTGCATGGCGATGGCACATTGACGCAAATTCCTGTGACGCAGCGAGCATCCAAGACAGCCTATGGGCAATATAAATATAAGCTGTATCCTGGGGGGCGATCTGTTCCGGTAGAAATCAATATCGTTCCTTCCGGCGACAGCCACACGGCAATCACGATGGCGCATGAGGTCGGACATTTTCTCGACAACCAAGCGTTGCGTATCACTCAGGAATTGCCAAGCGACAAGATTACACCAGAAATCCAGGCATGGCGAGACGCTATAAAGGATTCTGACGCCGTAAAGACACTGGGAGATTGGCGGCGTAACGGGCATACGCTTGTGATACAAGATTCATTTCGGGAAAACATGACGACGGAGCAGCGGATTGATCCTAAATATGTTGCCTATCAACTGCGTTATGATGAGTTGTGGGCAAGGTCATACGCTCAATATATTGCCTCGCGGAGCGGCGACGAATCCATGATTGCCGAGATTTCGCAAGTGCGCGCATCTGCCTACAGTCCTAATCAGTGGGCAGACGACGACTTTGTTCCGATTGCCAAGGCGATTGATGAAATCATGAAAGCGGCGGGGTGGCTAAAATGATCCAAGAGTTGATCGATTTGGGGTGGGATAGACAACGCATTATTGACGCCTATGTTCAATCCGGCATGACCGAAGCCGAAGCGCAGTTTATTTATGCCATCGAGACAGGTGAGACAGAGGGTGACGTTGTGGTGATTGACGAGAACGGCAACGAAACGACACCGCTAAGCGAGGTATTAGATGCCTGACATCTCGCTAACCGTTGACAGCACCGCCGCCCAACGCCTCTTGGCAAGCGTACCGCAGCGGCCCCAGCAGGGCGCATCGCAGATCCAACGCTTCGCCGATGCGCGTATACGGGCGGCAATGGAGGGGGCATAGTGGAAGAGCGTGTAGCGTACCTTGAACAAAGGCTATTGAAACCTGATGCAAACCATGTTACACTTGAAGAGTGCCAAGAATCAAGTGATGGCCTACGGGCCACAAACGATTGGGCGCAGCTGGAGCGCATGTTAATTCCGCTCCTGAATCATGTTCGCAAGGTGCAAGGCAAAAAGCCTATAGTCGTGCCAAGATGACGCTTAGGCGTCTGTGCCAAAAGTATAGCGACAACCAAATAAGGCACTAGCTCCACTTAGATAGCATCAACTCTAACCGCGGCTAGATCGGAATGATTCCGATCTAGCCGCGGTTTTTATTGGTTTTCCTACGTCTACCAGACGGCAAAAATGGGGGAGACATGGCAGAGGAAACAGCAGTAGCAACACCAGAGGCAACCGAAACCGACAAGCCAGCAACACAAGCGAGCGCAACACCGGCAGACGCTACCGGAACCAACAGCGGGCAGAGCGAGCGCACCTTTACGCAGGCTGACTTAGATCGCATTGTGACCGAACGCCTTGACCGCGAGCGCGAGAAATCCAAAAAAGACGCGGCCAAAGCACAGGCGGATGCCGAAGCGAAAGTATTGGCGGAGCAAGGAAAATACAAGGAACTCTTTGAGAAGCAGCAAGCAGAGTTGGAGGCAGAGCGCAGAACCGCGCGCGAGGCATCTATGCGCCTTATGCAACGTGATGCTGCTGGTCAAACCAGCTTGCCCTTGCCACTAGCCGAACGCTTACGCGGCGAAACCTTGGAAGAGATGGTTGCCGACGCCAAGAGCATTATCGCCGCATTGCCCAAGCCGCAAGCGCCCAACATCAACGCCAGTTCCGGCGTGGGTGGCGCACCGGCAGCGGGCGCACTAGATGACGCAGAAAAGAAGCGTATTGCCGACAAGTATGGCGTCGATGCGCGTTATGTCCAGTAAGGAGAAGCAACATGGCAGTTGCACGAGATACAACAGCAGAACATATCAAGCCGCTTGAGGGCGCGATTATCAACCGCTTTACCTGCGGTTCGACTATCAGCGCCGGACACGTTGTCGCGTTGGCCTCAGATGGCTTTATCGACTCCGCCGCGGGCACAAGCGTGGCCCTGGCGATGGTGGTCGGCATTGCGCTCAAGGCCGGCGTGATTGGTGACGTGATCGACGTGGTGGTACGCGGGCGTGTGGTCTGTATGACCGGCGCGGCCCCTGGCGCGTTGG